GGTATCGGCAAGTGGGTTAGTTAAAATACAAATGCGTTGTAATACCTGCGGGAAATTTCATACAAAAACTGATAAATAATGGATTCAAATATTTTAACATTGGTAATTGAAGATATGCGTAAGCGCGAGGCTAAGGGGAAATTAGAATACGGAACAACTTTAGACCGTAAAGACTTAGGCGATAAAGAATGGATGTTATACGCTTATGAAGAGGCCTTGGACTTAGCGTTATATTTACGCAAGATTATTGAAAACAGTAACGATAAAGTATATTAATATGAAGTACCCTAAAACATGGAATAAAATGAGTTTAAGTGAGCAAGAAAATTGGTTAGTAAAGAAATTAACCGAAATATACAACCAAGAAGCGGAAATTAAAAGAATGTTAGGTAAGGTTCGTGGCGGTCAAAAAATTAACGTAATAATTGAAGAAAGACCCGATTTATTGGAAATGAAAGATGAAAATTAAAATTATTCATAAAAAGTTAGGAAGAGAACAAGCGCACGGCATAGCTGAAAGCGACGGTGTAATCTATATTGATCCTCGTTTAAAGGGACGTAAGAAACTTGAGATTTACATACACGAGATATTTCACTTACTCAACCCTGAAGACACGGAGGAGCAAGTGATTGAAAAGAGCGTTACGCTAACTAAAATACTATGGAATTTAGGCTATCGTCAAGTGGACAATAGTAAACATTTACCGCTCCAAGACGGCTCTAAATAAAAAGGTATATTTGTAACGTTGTTTTTCATAGTTGGTTTCTCCTGGTGTAAAAAGCCAGGAGTTTTTTGTTTTATCAATATATTAAGTTAGATTTGTACTGATTCAAGCAATTCATAGACAAATGGTTTAACCCCTTACGTTTCTACGTCGAGGGGTTTTTTTATACAAATAAGTAGACTTTACATATATATATTATTTTAATAACTCAATGTTTACGAGGGTCCTATGGCTTTAACATAAATTTAACAAAAAATAATTGTGTAAAAGTTTTGTTTATAAGTAATGTTGATATATCTTTGAGTTCTAAACCAAAAAACACAAACTATGAGTTGGAAAAACGACAACAAAGACTACATTAACGACAGTGTAAGTCTAACCTCTGCGGTAATTATTATTACTATTTGTTTATTAATTGGCTGCTTAGCCGATAACCTTTAAAACCTAAAAAACTATGGAAAAGCTAATTTATCAAGGAAAACAATTAAAGTTACACAAAAGAGCAACTGTATTATTAGAACTATTAAAAGAGGCTCAACATCGCCAATATATGTTTGAAAAAGATTTATCGTTATGGCGCAAAGGAACATACGACGAGCCCTTTAGATTAATGTCTAAAGAAGAGGACATTTTGATTAAGGTAGCAAGAATGAACGAAGTGCAAAAGAGAATACTTAAAAGCTATCACAGGTTGATTCTAGAACTATACGAAATAACCGATTCTTTTCATTTACCAATAAATATTTTCTTATGAGTTATATCGATAATAAACATTCATTAATAAGAGAAATACAAATATTAGAATTAGAAAACGAACATTTACGAAACAAAATAAAACAACTACAACATGAGTTATTGGACCGCACCAAGCAGAACGATGAACAAATTGCTTTACAACGAGCAAAAACACGCAAATCAAATAATTAACGACGTATGCGACTTTTACGGATTAACTCCCGCTCAAATCAAAGGGAAATGCCGTGTAAGAAGTTATGTAAAAGGAAGGTTTATATCAATTTACCTATTAAGGAAGCGAACCGACTTAACATTAAAGGAAATTGGTAGAATATTCCATCGGGATCATACGAGCATAATACACGCTTGTCAAACTATTGAAGAGGTATTAAGTTTACGATATGATAATGACTACCAGGAAGAGATTAAAAAATTATGTCAAATTATTTGATTTATTCACAAAATACTTTTAATTTTAATTATTATTTAAACAAAACCAACGTTATGAACGAATCACAACAAAAAAGCCTTATTAACATTTTTAAGGCATTGGCGGATTTTCAGCAAGAGTGCCCTGTTATACATAAGGGAACAAACGGTTACGGTTACACTTACGCTGACTTACCACAAATCTTAGAAGTAATTAACCCATTACTTAAAAAACATGGCTTAGGGTTTACGCAATTACTTACCGAAACAGGATTACTAACGGTTATATTCCATGCAAAAAGCGGAGAATGTATTGAGGGAACTTGCCCTATTCCTACGACTACTTTAAAGGGTATGAATGATTACCAAAGTTTTGGTAGTGGTATTACTTATTATCGTAGATACGCTTTAAGTTCGGCATTGGGTATTGTAACCGATAAAGACACGGACGCAGCGGGAGAAAAAGAAAAGCCTCATTTTAAGGCGCCGTTTTTACCTGCATTTGTTAAGAAACATAAAAACGTAGTGGACTTAACTTTAGCTATTGACTCATGCGAGAATTTAGCCGAATTAAGCGAACTTCATAAACTTAACAAAGAATTACTTAACCCTGCTATTACGGCATTATTTACCACAAAGAAAAACCATTTATAATGACATTAGAAAAATTAATTGATAAGTGCGATATGTACCGCTCACTTTATCAAAGCGCCCACCCTTTTCGTAAGCAAGAATATTACGACCAATGGCAATATTACAAAGGCTTATTAACCGAACACGCTAAAAATAACGGCTATAAAGTAAAATTATATTTTAAACCGCCTACAATTAAATCAATCCCAATGCATGATTGGAACGAGCGATTTGAGGAGTATGGCAGCTAAAACTAAAACCATGTATATAAATACTTGCTGCGGATGCGAAACAAATGATCCTACCGACTTATGCCCTGAATGTAAAGAGCATTGCGATTGGGAGGACTTAGACCTGGACGAATTAGAACAAGACAAACAAACTGAAAACAATATTGAACAATTTAAAATTAACAAACATGATAGTAATTAACGTAGAAAAAGAAAAAATTCAATGGCAACCCGTACAAACTAAAACAGGAGTTCGCCATTTTGCAAACATCGTAGTCGATAACCTAAAAGAAACCGACGAGAAAGGAAATACACATTCCGTTTATAACAATCAAAGCAAAGAGGATAGGGCCGAGAAAAAAAAGAAAGAATATTGCGGACGAGGTAAAGAGTACAAGTTTGAGAAAAAAGAATATTTTAAGCCCGTAAACCAACAAGAAAGCGAAGATTTTGACCTTCCTTTTTAGTAAATTAAAAACACCAACTATGAAAACACAAAAACAACAAATCCAGGATCATTTAAGCAAAGGCAAATCAATTACTCCAATACAAGCATTAAATAAATTTGGGTGCTTTAGGTTAGCTGCAAGGATAGCTGATTTAAGAAACGAAGGGGTAAATATTGCTACTAAGAATGTAACTAAGGCGGGTAAAACTTACGCAAGTTATAGCTTATGTTAACTCATGCTTCATTATTTAGTGGAATAGGTGGCTTTGACTTAGCAGCCGAGTGGGCAGGTTGGGAAAATATTTTCCATTGCGAATGGAACCCTTTCGGACAAAAAGTTTTAGCCCACCATTTTCCTAACTCAAAACCTTATCATGACATTACTAAAACAAATTTCTCTATTCACAACGGAAAAGTTGACGTCCTTACAGGAGGATTCCCTTGTCAACCCTACTCAATGGCAGGAAAGCGACTCGGAAAAGAAGATGAACGCCATTTGTGGCCCGAAATGCTTAGAACAATTAGAGAAGTCCAACCACGTTGGGTCGTGGGCGAAAACGTTCTCGGGATTGTTAGTTGGTCGGGGGGATTGGTTTTCGAAGAGGTGCAATCTAATTTGGAAGCTGAAGGTTACGAAGTACAAACGTTTATACTTCCAGCTGCAAGCGTCAACGCTCCGCACCAAAGACAAAGAACCTGGATTGTTGCTTACTCCGTCAACAAAGGAAGACGTAGTGAATTTGGAAACATTTCAAAAGAGAATGAAGAAGTATGCAAACGGAACGAAAATGCCGAATCTAGCGACTCAAGTAATAGGAATGTTACCGACTCCAACAACGAGGGACGCGAACGGGATAGAGAACAGTCCATCGCAAAAGGGGAAATCACGTTTAGCAGCGGATTTGGGGGATGGGACAACTTCCCAACTCAACCCTCACTTTGTCGAAGAGATGATGGGATTTCCAAACGGTTGGACGGCATTACCTTTCCTAAATGGCGAAACGAGTCAATCAAAGCCTACGGAAACGCAATAGTTCCTCAAGTAGCTTATGAAATATTTAAGGCTATAAATAAGTTTGAGTTATTGGTTAATAAATAGTATATTTGTCTTGATATATGCGACATATCAATAGAAAATTTTTAGGGAGGAGGATTGACAGGTAGTCGCATTACCTGCTGGTCCAAATCCCTTTTTTATTTTATGAAAAAAGATGCGTTTTATTTTCCTCATTTTGCCAATGCAAGGCACGATAGGAAACTCAAAAGAGTACAAAAAGAATTAGGCCTTGAAGGTTATGCTATTTATTTTCAGTTATTGGAAATTCTTAGGGAACAATTAGATTATAAATACCCTGTAAGTGATGTTGACTTATTAGCTGACGAAATGGGAACAAGCGAACCAAAAGTTAAAGCAGTAATTGGTAATTATGATTTATTTACTTTAGATGAGGAAAATAACTTCTTTAGTATCAAACAGTTATATTATTTACAACCTTATATAGAAAAGACTCAACGAGCAAGAATAGCAGCTAAAAAAAGGTGGGATAATGTTAACGACGATGCAAATGCAATGCAAATGCATAGCAAATGCAATGCCGATGCAATGCAAGGAAAGGAAAGTAAAGTAAAAGAAAGTAAATTAAAGGAAAGTAAACTAAAAGAAAATAAAGAAGTTATTTTTCCGTTTGTAAGTGATGAATTTAAAAAATATTGGGAACATTGGTTGGAATATAAGAAAGAACAATTTAATTTTACTTATAAGTCTGCTATAACTTTACAGGCTACTTTAAACCAATTATCTAAACTATCCGACGGGAAAGAAAATATTGCAATAGAAATAATAAAGCAATCAATTTTTAACGGTTGGAAAGGATTTTTTCAATTAAAAAATGAATCAAATGGAATTAACAACAACAACCCAAAACTCGCTCCAAAAGTTACCATCGAGCAGTTACACGAAGCCTTTGCTAAACGCAATCGTGAGTGGTAGCACGGGAGCGGTACATAATGAAATGTGTCGATACAAAGAGAAAGGAGAGCCGTTACACATGAAAGTTATTGAATTAATACCCGTTAGCGAAAGAATACCCGCATTAAATAAAATGTACGGGAATGAGAAAATAGCTGCGTTATTAAGTATTCAAATAACAAGGACCTTAAACAACTTTAATTTAAGGGTTGGAATGAATCCTCAACAAATAATGGAATTGGCTTATGCTATAATTGACGACGCGGAGCAGGATCAATTAGCTATACAGGATATTCTTTTATTCTTGGACGGTATGACAAAATTTAAATATGGTAAAGTTTACGACCGTATGGATATGCCTACATTCTTTGAAATGTTAGAAAAATACAGGGAAGAAAGGCACCAGGCTTACATGAACGGTAAAGAAGAGGCACACGCTCAATTTAAAGCGATGGGCGATAGTAACCGAACAAGCCAAGACGTAGACAAAGAAAATAATCGTAACGCAATGATTAACTATCTAAAAACAAAATAAAATATTACCCTCGCCTCAATTATTAATTATTAAAAACAGGGGTGTTTTCGATATAATCGGCGGGGGTATTTTTTTAATCTATGAGCGAAAAATTATACCAACATATTTGTAAGAAATATCCCGAAATAGAATACAACGGGGAGGATTTGAACTTAAATAACATTTACTCAAACCTATTAGCCAAAGTTTGGAACGATAAAGTAAACTATCCTACAATTTTAGACATTTGTAAGAAGATTAATCTAAGCGAAAGGCACGTTTATCGATTGGCGCAAAAAAATGGCTTAGGAATGAGAACATACAAACCAAGAACATGAAATTATTACAATTTGCAAAATTCTTTTTTATTAGCGTTCCTTTAGCGTGTTTTTTATACACTTTAGGAGAAACAATACAACTTATTAAAAAAATATGAGCAACGAAGTAAAAGGCTTAGAGAATAGCCGACCTATAAAAATGATTGATATAGAGACAAAGGAAGCTACAGAGTTTAAATCGATAGCTTATGCGGTCCGAGTAACGGGAGTTAATGAATATGCCTTAAGAAACGGTTTAAACCCACTACAAAAGAAAAGATTTGAGGTAAATGGTAAAATCGTATGTTTTCGAGTCGTTAAATAACCTAATTTTGTAATATGCCACTAATAACTATTCCTAAATTAACCGCTAAGGCGCAGAAGATATTTAACGCTTATATTAGGCAAAGGGATAGTCAAGATGGGTATTTTACTTGTATTAGTTGCGGACAAACGAAAGATGTTAGTCAAATGGACGCAGGGCATTACGTTCCTGTAAAGGGAAGTTCATCTTTACGCTTTGATGAATATAACGTAAACGGGGAGTGCAAAGGTTGTAATGGGTTTGACCAATTCCATTTAATAGGCTACCGAAGGAATTTAATTGATAAGGTTGGGGAACGTAAGGTAATGGAGTTAGAAATGCAACATAGGTTAATAAAGAAATGGTCCAGGACTGAATTAAACGAAATAATTGAGCGATACAAATAACATATACAAAACAATAAAGGAAGTTAAGGTAATAAACGGCCTTTTTGGTTATTCTTTTGTAATTGAAGAAATAAATCACTTTGTATATGGAAAAACTAAAGAAGAAGCCTTTAACTTTGTAGCTGATTATATAAACGAATATTATGGCAAAATTAACAACGGGCAAAACGACGTTCGGAAAAAGAAAGTGCGGGAAAGCAAAAAAGACCTACAATAAACATACTCCAAAACCAAAACCGTACATCGGACAAGGCAGATAATGAAAGACACTTACGGCAAACGATTATATAAATGCAAATGCGGGGTAATTGAGCAATACCTTTGGCAATCCGAGTTAAAGGATCATAAATTTAAATGCTGCAAAACATTAGGTTATAATGATTTACTAAAAGCGGAAAAAGTACAATTACATTCTATTAGAACCGAAACTAAAAACCGATAATATGTTAATATCACAAATAAAGCCTAACCCAAACAACCCAAGAAAAATAGGTAAAGAAGAGTTTAACAAGTTGGTTAAATCAATTGAAAGTGATCCTGATTTACTTCAAGCTAAGCCTATAATCATAGACGAAAACAATGTAATACTTGGAGGACATCAAAGGTATCGCGCTTGTATTGAGTTAGGTATTCAAGAGGTGCCTGTTATCATAATGAGCAACTTAACGGAGAAAAAGAAAAAGAAATTATTAATAATAGATAATACTCATTACGGCGAGTTTGATATGGACGCATTGGCTAACGATAATTGGGAGTTAGAAGATTTAGACGATTGGGGAGTTGATGTTGATTTTTTAGTTCCTACCATTGATGAGCCTAAAAAGATAGACAATACTAAAGGAGGCGCTATTTGCCCGAATTGTGGTGTATCTTTGTAATTAATTAGAAAGTGATTAGAGATTATGGCAAACGAACAAAATTTAATACCTGCTCAAAAAGGAGAAGTAAGAAACCCAAACGGAAGACCGAAGGGTGTGCCTAATAGCAAAACCCGTTTACTTAGATTATTAGAATTAGTTCAAACTAAAACAAACCCAATAACAGGGGAGAAAGAAGAGTTTACGGTAGCAGAGCAGTTGGACATGGTATTGATTAATAAAGCTATTAAGGGCGACATAAGAGCATACCAAGAAGTAATGGACCGATTGGAAGGCAGAGCAAAACAGTCGACCGAACTTGAGGTAAGCGGTGGAATAAATATTACTTGGGAAGAAAAGAAAACTTACGTTCAAAATACGGGAAGCCTATAATGGAACTATCCATAAAACAAACTATTGCTCTCGATTTACTCGAGGATAAAACAACAAGCGAAATACTATTTGGAGGCGGCGCAGGTGGTGGCAAAACGGCGCTCGGTTGCTATTGGCAACTTAAACAAAGATTAAAATATCCTAATACAAGAGGCTTAATAGGTAGAGCGGTCCTTAAAACATTAAAGGAGACAACCTTAGTTTCATTCTTTCAGGTGGCTAAAATGCAAGGACTCGAAGCGGGTAAGCACTATAAGTTTAACGCTCAATCCTCAACGATAGAGTTTTTTAATGGCTCAACTATATTACTAAAGGACCTTTATTCATACCCAAGCGACCCAAACTTTGATGAATTAGGATCATTGGAAATAACGGACGCATTTATTGACGAGGCTAATCAGGTGGACGACAAGGCGCGAAACATTATTAAATCGAGGATAAGATTTCAGTTGGACCAAAACGATTTAGTGCCTAAAATACTTTACACTTGCAACCCTGCTAAGAATTGGACATATTCGGAGTTCTATAAACCCCAACAAGATAATACAATAGCCCACAATAAACGATTCATAAGTTCGTTAATAGATGACAACCCGTTCATATCTAAGCACTATAAGGAGAACCTTTTAACCTTAGATAAGGTAAGTAAAGAACGTTTATTATTTGGTAATTGGGAATACTTAAACGACCCCGCTCAACTTATAAACTATGATAAGATACTTGATGTTTTTAATAGCGATTATTTACCTTCCGCTACACCTTATATTTCTTGCGACGTTGCACGTTTTGGTAACGATAGTACTGTTATTGGGGTATGGAGTGGAATGCGCGTTAAACTTTATCAGTACAATGGTAAGTCGGTTGTTGAGGTGGCTGACATCATAAAGAAATTCCAACAAGAATACCAGGTCCCGACATCAAATATAGTAGTCGATGAGGACGGAGTAGGCGGTGGGGTTTGCGATATACTTAGGTGCAAAGGTTTTGTCAATAATAGTTCGCCATTAGAAAACCCAATTACTAAGCAGAAAGAAAACTACGACAACCTTAAGAGTCAATGTTATTATAAGTTAGCCGAGTTAATAAACGACAATAAGATTTATATAAACGCAGACGGTAAGGTTAAGCAAATGATTATTGAAGAGTTAGAACAGGTCAAACAAAAGTCCGTTGATAACGACGGTAAAAAGGGAATAATACCAAAGGATAAAGTTAAAGCAGCAATAGGTAGGTCGCCCGACTTTTCGGATTGTTTGGCGATGAGAATGATATTTGAGTACACTCCTAAATTTGTTGTAAGCGTTTATTAGTAATAATAACTATCTTTGACTAAATTGTACATATATGGGATTATTAGATTTCTTTAGTAAAAAGAAAGTAAATACCGTTTTTCCGAATATACCGTTAAGCGCTCAAGTAGCAATTCAACAAGGGATTGTAACATGGCAAGGGCAAAATGCCCAAGCCTATGTAAGAGACGGTTACCAATCAAACGACATCGTTTACTCAATCGTTAAATTAATTACCGATAAAGCGAAGTTGGCTCCCTTCCATGTTTATAGAGTAGTGGACCAAACGGCTGCTAAAAGATATAAATCTTTAATGAAGCAACCAGATAAGATTGAAAATTGGAACGAGGTTAAGCAATTACATAAGAAAGCATTTGAACTATACGACGGAGACGCACGATTAAACGAATTACTTAAATACCCTAACGAAGAGGACACTTGGAGTGATTTAATCGAGCAATGGTGCGGATTTAAATTATTAACGGGCAACTCCTTCATTTACGCTAAGATGATTGAAGGCGGTCCTAACGATGGTAAACCATTTGAACTATATGCACTACCCGCTCAATTTATGGCAATTGTCGCCAATGTGGAGGTCTTCCCTCCAACCCGTGTTGGCTATCAGTTATACTATGGTAAGTTGTGGACCTTTGACACAAAGGAAATATTACACGACAAATACTTTAACCCTTATTGGACAGTAACAGGGAATGAACTTTACGGACAATCCCCTTTAATGGCTGCAGCGAGAACATTAACCCGTTCTAACGAAGCTAAGACGGCTTCGGTTGCTTCATTCCAAAACGGTGGACCTGCGGGAGTTTTATTCATGAACGATGATAGGTTTGACCCTACAAGTGGAACGCAACAAGCTCAAGCGTTAAAGAAATCAATTAGTGAGAAAGGTGGAGCGAGTAATTATAATTCAATTGCGGTATCAGGTTATAAAGTGGATTGGAAACAAATCGGTTTAAGTCCTGTTGAATTAAACATTATTGAGAGCGAGAAGTGGGACATGAAGAGCCTTTGTAATATTTACGGGGTACCTTCTCAATTATTAAACGACGCTGAGAATAAGACATACAACAACCAAAGAGAAGGCGAAAAGGCTTTAACCTT